CGAATGAGAGTTCCAATGACGCCAATTCTGATTGCCGGCCCAGCCGTGGAGCCGGTATCGCTTGCCGAAGCCAAGGCCTGGCTCCGGGTCGATACCGATGCCGAAGATGCCGTGATTTCCACCTTGATCACCTCTGCGCGATTGGTGCTTGAAGCCTGTACGCGCCTACTGTTCGTCGAGCAGAGCTGGAAGATACTTTACGACAGCTGGCCCGACGGGCGGCAGATCCACATTCTACTCGCGCCATTCATCTCGCTCGATGCTGTGACAATCTATGACAGTGCTGGCGATCCGGTCGCGGTGCCGCCTTCAGATTATGGTCTCGATACTGCGCCCTATGGCGCCCGTATCCTTTTCAAGGCAATGCCACCGCAACCCGGGAAGGATGCCGCTGGAATTGAATTGCGGATCAAGGCTGGCTTTGGAGCAGCCGCTGCTGACGTTCCCGCGCCATTGCGCCAGGCATTGATGATGCTTGTCGCGCGCTGGTTTGAAAACCGCGGTGACGTTGCCATGGATGCAGCGACCCTGCCGGACGGAATCGCATCGCTTGTGATGCCCTATCGCAGGGTGAAGTTGGCATGAGAAAGCTGAGTGGCATCGGCGGCCTCAGACATAAGGCCATACTCGAGCAACCGGTCGACGAGCCGGACGACGCCGGGGGCTTTGTCCGCACCTGGCAAGCCATTGACGATGTGTGGTGCCACGTGGAAAGCCTGCGGGGAACAGAAGAGTTTGATGCATCGAGCGAACAGCGCTTGATCGATCATCGTATCCGTATTCGTTGGCGGCCGGACATGGACAGCAGCAAGCGCCTGCGCCTGGGCACGAGGATATTCTCGATCATATCCGCCTTGGATGCTGACAATTCCCGCCGTTACATGATCTGTCATTGCAGGGAGTACGGCGCATGATTGCGGCAAGCGAGTTGATGTTGCGAAAGGCCATCCTGCTGGCTCTGCGGTCCGATCCTGCGCTCGCCTCTCGCCTGGGCGGGACGAAAATATATGACGAAGGTCCGGGCAATATCCAAATGCCGTATGTGGCCTTTGGTGACTCTCGCGCTAAGGACTGGTCTACAGCAAGCGATCAGGGCGCTGAACATGCCCTCGCGATTGACGTCTGGTCCGTGCATCGTGGCGTTGCCGAGGTTCTGGAGATTTCGGAACTGATTGCAACGGCTCTATTGGAAGCCACGCTCACTTTGCCCGGTCATCGAATTGTCTCTCTATCGCAGCAATCGCTCGAAACACGCCGGCAAAACGCCGGCCGTCATGCCCGCGCGCGATTAATGTTCCGCATAACCATTGAAAAAATCTGAAATTGCCGTTTGGCTGGAGTAACTCATGGCCGCTCAAAAAGGAAAGGACCTTCTTCTGAAGGTCGATGACGGTTCGTCGAATTTTGTGACCGTTGCTGGGATCAGAACACAACGACTGGCGCTGAATGCCGACACTGTCGATGCAACGCACCAGCAATCGGCCGGCCAGTGGCGCGAGTTGTTGGCGGGCGGAGGAATTCGCCGCGCGAGCATTGCCGGAAATGGGCTTTTCAAGGATGCGACGACGGACGCCCTGATCAGGCAGATCTTCTTTGATGCCATCATTCGCCGGTGGCAGGTGATCGTACCTTCTTTCGGCGTGGTCGAAGGCCTGTTTCAGATCACAAGCCTCGACTATCGCGGCGATCATACGGCCGAAGTCACGTTCGAGATCGCGCTGGAATCTGCGGGCGAACTGACCTTCGTGGTGGTATGAACATGGCAAATCGTCATCGTGGCGAAATATCCGCCGAATTTTCCGGCAAGACCTATACGCTTTGTCTGACGCTCGGCGCCCTCGCCGAACTGGAAGACAGCTTTGGCGCATCCGACATATCCGGCCTTGCGCAAAAGTTTGAAGGCGCGAAACTTTCTGCACGCGACATACTCAAGATCATCGCTTGCGGATTGCGTGGAGGCGGTCATGACATCACCGACGAAGAAGTCGCGTCGTTGAAGGTTTACGGTGGGTTGCAGGACTATGTCCGCATCGCAGCAAGATTGCTCGCTGCGGCTTTCGGCGAAAGCCCTGAGCACGGCATGTCCGCAAACCCTCCGTCGCCGCAGGAAGCCTGAGTTCCGGAAACGCTACCTATCCTGGAAAGGCGCGCGCCTCCCCCGCGCCTTTTCCCTGGGACGATGCGTTATCATTCGGACTCGGCATCCTGCGGCTGTCATCGCATGATTTCTGGAGCATGACTCCGCGTGAATTGAACGCTGCAAGAGAGGCGCATCTGGGCCACCCTGCGATGACATTCGATCGACAGACTTTCAAGGACCTGATGCGGCAATTCCCGGACGCATCTGGATCGAAGGACAAGATAAATGGATGACACCCATGACCTTAGCAGCTCACTGCCGTCGGGTGAACTGGATAGCATCCGGTCTTCGCTTGATGCGATCAATTTTTCTGCGGAGCGTGTATCGCGCTCGTTATCGCGCACATTCGCAAATGCAATTGCCGGCGGCAGGTCTTTTGATGAAACGCTGCGCTCGGTTGCGCTGAACATGTCACGTTTGGCGCTGAATGCGGGGCTCCAACCCCTCATGCAGGGTGCAACCTCATCCATAGGCAGCGCACTTTCCTCGCTGGCGGGAGGCGCGGGCGGACCCGCGGTCGCGCCATTTGCTGATGGTGGAATCGTCTCACGGCCGACCTTTTTCGGCATGAGCAGCGGTTTGGGCTTGATGGGCGAGCGGGGAGCAGAAGCCATCTTGCCACTGGCGCGCGGGCCCGATGGCCGCCTGGGTGTTACAGCGAACGCCGGTATGGCCAAGCCGCAATCGATCAATGTCGTGATCTCCACCCCCGACGCCAAAAGTTTTCGCCGATCGCAGATCGAAGTCGCGGGAGCGCTGGCCCGTGCTGTCGCGCGCGGCCAACGTGCATTGTGAGTAAGCAAGCATGACCGGATTTCATGAGGTTCTGTTTCCCCTCGACGTCGCGCTCGGCAGCAGGGGAGGACCGCGACGCCAGACGAGCATCGTAACGACAGGCTCGGGTCGTGAGGAGCGCAACCAGCGCTGGTTGCATTCGCGCCGGCGCTATGACGCCGGCTACGGAATAAAGACGCTAGGTGCAATAGGGGCGGTGATTTCCTTCTTCGAGGAACGCCGCGGCATGTTGTACGGGTTTCGATGGCGCGACCGCGGCGATTGCCGTTCCGGCCCGCCCGACGCTGTACCGACGCCCTTGGATCAAACAATAGGGGTGGGAGATGGCGCTGCTGCATCTTTCCAGCTGACGAAATCCTACGGATCCGCATTCGCTCCCTATACACGTGATATCAAGAAGCCCGTCGCTGAAAGTGTCCGCGTGGCAATCGACGGTGTAGAACGCCCCCTGGCTGAGTTCAGTGTGGACGTCTCCACGGGCCTGGTCACGTTTTTGACGGGTCACATTCCAGCAAGCGGTACTATTGTGACCGCTGGATATACGTTCGATGTACCAGTTCGCTTCGATACTGATTACCTCGAAATCGACTACGCTGCATTCAATGCGGGCGAGATACCCAAAATACCGATTGTCGAAATTGCGATCTGAGGGGTGATATGCGCAATATATCTCCAGCTCTCTCTGCGCACTTGGCGACGGGCGCGACCACCCTTTGCACATGCTGGCAAATCAGACGGCGGGACGGAGTTACGCTCGGCTTCACCGATCACGACATGGACGTCCAGTTCGATGACATGACTTTTGCTGCAGGTTCTGGCCTTGAAGGATCTAGCAGCGAATCCCTTCTTGGGTTGGCCGCAAGCGGTTCGGAAACCAAGGGTATATTGAGGGCTGGTTCGCTCGAAGCAAAGGATCTGGCCCTTGGTCTCTATGATGGGGCCACAATTGATACATGGCGCGTTAATTGGAAGAATCCGGCAGAACATGTTTTGCTCGACAGAGGCTGGTTCGGCGAAGTTCGTCGGACAGGGGAGGCGTTTACTGTTGAATTGCGATCGGTCTCCACTCTCTTCGACCAGCCCGCAGGTCGCTTGTACCAGGCATCCTGTGCTGCTCAACTTGGTGACATTCGCTGTGGCGTCGATATGAATAACCCTCTGCGCAGCGTGAATGCAATCCTTTCTGGCATCATAAGCGAAACGACTATGGAGCTGCCGAACGTCCCGTTTGCGGCCGGTCTACTCAATGGCGGTATGATTACTGTCTTGAATGGACCTCTTGCCGGCCAGAAGCGGGAGATTGAGAGCCACAACGTTAGGGATGGAAAGAGTTACATCAGGGTGTGGGAACGCTTTGCCCATGAGCTTGCGCCGGGAACAGAGGTTCGTGTCTCCGTCGGATGTGACAAGTCGTTTAACTCATGCCGTGACCGGTTTGCCAATCAGCAGAGATTCCGCGGATTTCCACATATGCCAGGCAATGATGCGTTGCTTTCGCATGCCGTAGGAAGTTCTGCGAAAATGGATGGCGGCAGTCTCTTCAAATGAGCACCTTGCAAAAGTCTTATCTGAAACGCCAGGCTATTGTAAGCGAAGCCCGGCGATGGATTGGCACACCTTACATGCATCAAGCATCCGCTTTGCAAGCAGGTTGCGACTGTCTCGGTCTCGTGCGCGGCGTATGGCGCGCCGTGATTGGACCAGAGCCTGAACATCCCGGCGCCTATTCGCCAGATTGGGCTGAGGCAGGCGGCGTGGATCGCTTGCTTGACGCTGGGCGGCGGCACTTCACCGAGGCAGATGCAGGTCAGTGGCAGGCAGGCGATGTGCTTGTGTTCCGTTGGCATGCAGAGGCCCCGGCCAAGCATATGGGCGTGGCCACCTCGCACACATGCATGATCCACGCGCATGAGGGGGCAAGCGTTTGCGAAATTACAGTCAGCCCCTTATGGCGGCGAAAGCTTGTAGCAGTATTTGAATTT